GTGCAACGGTGGAAGCCTACGGCAGTGCAACGGTGAAAGCCTACGACGGTGCAACGGTGGAAGCCTACGGCAGTGCAACGGTGAAAGCCTACGACGGTGCAACGGTGAAAGCCTGCGGCAGTGCAACGGTGGAAGCCTACGACGGTGCAACGGTGGAAGCCTATGAAAACTCCTATGTAGAAGATTGTACAGGTAATATAAGACCGGAATCTGATTACGCAATAGTCAAAGATTACCACAATAATAAGATATATATCAAAAAAGGAAAATTTGAGATTATAGAGATTGATTAATTCTATAAAACCATTAGCCATGAGTAAGCAATGTAATAGCGTCCTGGTAACCGCTCCGGATTTCGGAACCGGACGGGAAGTAATCGGTGAGTTTACCGGTTATGATTGCGGATACTGCCATGGCAATGGCTGGCTATGGAATCCGGAAATCATCCAGAGCGGATAAAGATACCTTGCCCGAAATGCGGCGGAACTGGCAAAGTGAAAGCCTCTGTTGTAGTAAATTGGATACCCGACGGGAATATAAAACCTTTTTAAAACGAGATATGAAAACATTAAGAAAATTGCAGATTGTAGCTACTACCATAGGATTGATATATGGTTTTTGGCTTGGTGTTAATATCGATGCTTCCGGCAGAGATATACGGAGTGCATGGGTAATAATCGTTCTCTCTCTGATTATCGCAGTGTCATTAAGTGCCGGTAAGAGGATAAAGTTTGATGACAATAATTTATAACCTCAAAAACATGTGATTATGAGTAAGATTTGGTTTAGAGCAAAAATCCGTTATGAAAAAAACAGAAGAAAACGGCATGAATAAACGTGTCTCCGAGAATTATCTGGTAGACGCACTTAGCTTTACGGAAGCGGAAGCACGTATCATTGATGAAGTAACGCCGTTTATTTCCGGTGAATTTACCGTGACTGATTTAAAACGGGAAAACATATCCGAATTGTTCAGCTCCGAAGCGGATAAGGATGATAGATGGTATAAAATCAAAGTGGCGTTTGTCACGTTGGATGAAAAGTCGGGAAAGGAGCGTAAGTCTTATTCTTACATGCTTGTACAAAGTTCTGATACAGCCAGCGCTGAAAAGATGCTGCATGAGAGAATGAAGGGCACGCTTTCCAATTACGAAGTAATGGAAGTGAAGGAAACCAATATAATAGATGTTTACCCTTATAAGTTGGATTCCGAAACGGATGAAACAAGATAAGGGTATTGATAATTCCTTCGGTCCGTGAGGATAGAGGGTGGCTGTTAGTTTATAGAAAAACTCCGGTGTAATGGTTACTTTTCGTTTAGGTTGTTTCCGGAAAGCAGATGCCGTAATCTGCACAGCCACTATGATTATTATTAACCAAACGCCCTCTACTCGCGTAGAAGTCCCGTGAAAGGTTCGGGTTAAGTGATTTAATTTCAGCTAACAGTTAACTATCCCGGTGTGGCTTGACCGCCTATCCGGGAGCAAATGAATAATTCATTAATCAGTGGGAATTATGGAAAACAAAACTTTCAAAGAAGCTGTCAAGAGTTATCTTGATGAACGTGCCAGGACCGACAAACTGTTCGCCAAGTCCTACGCAAAGGAAAACAAGAATTTGGACGAGTGCTGTTCTTACATCATGGGGGAAGCCAAGAAGCTAGGCAATGCCGTATGCATTTCCGATAACGAGGTGTTCGGTATGGCCGTACACTATTACGACGAGGACGACATCAAAGTCAACAAACTACCTTCCGGCACAAGAGCTGTAGCTTCCACTTCACCCCAACCGGCGAAGCTAACCGAAGAAGATATACAAAGGGCTCGTGAGGAAGCGATTAAACGTCTTACTGAAGAGCAATATGTTTTGCTGAAGAAAAAGTCGTCACGAGGAAAGAAAGAAGCAATGGAAGTTCAACAGATGTCACTGTTCTAAACCATGAAACCGCGTACTAAATTACAAAAGGAAGTCGCCGAGCTGAGTGCAAAGTTGGGTGAAATCTCCGACTCTCCCAAGAATTGGGCGAAAGAACATCTGTTTTCTCATACGGCGTATAAATGCAAGGATGAACTTTGGTGTTCGGAATGTGGTAAGATATGGATAAACACCGATAATAGCGAATTGGGTGCTATCCTTTTGGGTGATAAGACCGAATGCCCCTATTGTCACCACAAACTGGACGTAAAGGTAAGTCGGAAAAGCCAGAATAGAGAGGAAATCTACATGGACATACTGCAAGTTGTTGGTAACTTCCAAGTCATACGTCATATCCTGTGCTGCAAGTATTCTTGCAAAAGCGGTTTTCGTGAGCATCTGACATCAAATCTTTATTACCATTTCTTTGAGACCGTTCAGGAATGGATTACGGTTAATGGCAAACGTACCATTATCGCCAGGCCTATGAATATGGGTGGCAATGGATGGTTGTATAGTGAGCCTTTGAGTATAAAGAACGAATATGGTAGCGGTTATTACAGTTATGGAGATGTATACTCTATTCATGGGTGGTTGTATCGCAAGATAGAGGTTCTCCCGGAGTTAAAGAAGCGCGGTATAGGCCGGAGTTTTCCTGATGTTAATCCGTCGAGGCTCATACGATTGCTCTTAACCGGTAAAAATGATGCCGAACTCTGTTTGAAAACAAAGCAGATGGCAATGCTTAAGCACATGGCTAAAGATGGGTATTATCAGCTTCGGTACAAACCATCTTTCAATATCTGTAACCGTAATCATTACATCATCAAGGATGCCAGTATGTGGAATGACTATATCGACCTACTGCTCTATTTCAAGAAAGATGTACGTAATGCCAAATATGTCTGTCCTAAGAACCTAAAGGCCGAGCATGATTTGCTGATGAATAAGAAAAGGAGCATTGAAGCAAAGCTTCGCAGGGATAGGGAAAGACGGAAAGCAATCCGTCGTGAAAAGGAGCGTAGAGAGAACATCATTCAGTTCTACAAAAGAATGGAGAAGTTCTTCGGTTTGGAGATTACGGACGGAAGTATTACTATCCGTCCATTGGAAAGTATAACCCAGTTCTACCAAGAGGGGAAAGCAATGCACCATTGCGTATATACGAATGGGTATTATAAGCGTAAAGATTGCCTTATCCTTTCGGCCCGTATCGGGGAAAAACGCATTGAGACGATAGAATTGTCTCTGAAAACTCTTGAAGTAGTCCAATCCCGTGGTGCATGTAATCAGAATACAGAATACCATAAGCGTATCATTGAACTTGTCAAAAAGAACATAGGTTTAATCCGTAATAAATTATCAGCATAAGCCATGAATATAAAGAAAATAAAGGAACATAACCCTCAATCCTTTTTAGACGATTTGAAACTGGTAAGAGAAATCATGGTCTATGCAGCGCATACCAACTCCTACTATAAGATTCTTAAACATGAATTATTGAGAGATGCGGAAGAGAAAGCCATCACGTACTATATCACGGATTCTATATTCGCCAGAAAACGTGATGTCATGGTAATAATTTAATCGAGAAAAATATGAAACAGACAACTATTCCAGCTTTTAAATATTGGCTCCGGATACACGGCTTTCGCTTAGAATGGTTCGGTACCGGAACAAAAAACAATCCAATCAAGATTAAATCAAGAAAAAGAAATAAGATATGAAACAGACAATAAAAGAAGCAGCAAGGGAAGCAATTCATAAGCATTATAATTGTAATGGGACCTATCCATGTTCAGAACGTGAATATTGCGAACATTGTAACGGTCATAATACAGCATTCGATTGTTGCGAATGTGGTGCAGATGAATTTAAAGAAGGATTTATTACCGGTGCGAACTGGCGAATCAACAGCGTGTGGCATGATGCAAGCGAAAGGCCAGACAAAGGGAAGATGCTCATTGTGGAGGATATTGACAGTGCTTATGATTTGGTCTATTTAACCAAAAGCAAGCCATGGGAAGAACTTTCGGAAAAGAATCATTATATGCGCTGGGCATACATCGAAGATTTACTACCTAATATGGAGGATTAAATCATGAAACCAATTTTGCTTCAAGCAAGTTGGAAAAGATTGTGAACTACATAAATCAGAACATTCAATAAGGATAAGTTATGAAACAGACAGTAGAAGAAGCAGCCCGCACTCATTGGAGTGAAAGTACATATAATAAAGATGCAGAGTTTGCCTATGATGAAAGAGATTGTATAGTAAGGAAATGATGTTTGAAAAGTAAATAAGAATGATGTGGAGAAATAGCAAAATAAAGCCCAAGAAAAACTCTTTAAAATCCAAGTTGGATAAAGTGTTTAGTCAATATATCCGTTTGCGTGATATGCTTCCGGGAACCACCCTATTTAAATGCATCAGTTGTGGGAATATATATCCGATAACTAAAGCAGATTGCGGTCATTATATAAATCGGTCGCACATGTCTACCCGATTTTCGGAAGTGAATTGTAATGCCCAATGTAGAGACTGTAATCGCTTTGATGAGGGCAATATGTCGGGCTATAGGCAAGGATTGATTAGAAAGTATGGCGAGCAACAAACCATTCTTTTAGAGGCTTCAAAAAACGACATTCGTAAATACAGTGATTTTGAATACGAGGCGTTGATTGAGCATTATAAAAAGGAAATAAACCGCATGTTAAAAGAAAGAGGATTAAAAATAGGATGTTTGACAAAATCATCATAAAAGCCCGGATTGATATAGAAGACACGGAAACCATTGTGTTGCGGAATTATCTTGAACAATGTGCTGAAGGTGATGAAGTGTATTATAAATCCACGGCTTACGCTAATTTCGATGGTTGTTTCATTGAAGTACGAGGTGATAGATTGAAATGCAAGTGCTCTATAAATAAGCTCTACAGTAAGGGTAAGACAGGAAAATTGGATAATAGTAGACCTATGACATTCGCCATTGCTGTAAGAACGATAAAAGAGCTTTTAATGAAGTTGTGTGTAAGGGCAGAGGATGCTATAGTCACCTATTACGAAATAGGCCTTACGATGAGGCTGTCACATTCTGCTGATGAGTATATACGTATGGTAGAAGATATTGCAGATCGCGTGTTGTGGAACGATGCTAATTTCCCGGCCATGCGCCAGAAAACAACCGAGAAGAGCAAATACTTCCGTAAGGTTATGAAGATATACGATAAGACCTTTGAGGCCGGGGAAAAAGGGCGGAATGTGGGAAGCAATATTCTTCGTATAGAAACAGTGTACAGACATCAGAATGTACCGTTATTGGAATTGATGGATAATCTGTTTTTAGGGAAGATTGGCCGGATATTTTATAAGGATTGGAGCGAACTACGTTTTGCCCGTGAACTGTCGGCTGTAAAAGGGGTAAAGATTTCACAACTTGAAAAAGCGCGTGAAATCAATCGCATTGGTGCATCCCGCTATAAGGAGAGATACAAGAAGATGTATGCGGCCGGAAAACTGACAAAAAAACAGTGGGAAACCATGCGAACCTTTGCCAACAATTGGCACAAGGAAAAGGAAAAATATATCGAGGAAGTAAGCGATATGGAACGCGAATTCAAAGATAAACTTCTTGCATATTTCCAGATAGGGCATATTACGCCTTTGAAGAGAAAAAGATAATATATTGAATATCAGTGATTTATATAAAATACAAAACGCACCTTATGGTGCATTTGTAAATTGTTGTAAATCAAATGTTTAAAAATAAAAAGATAAGAAATTAACAATTTACGGCAACTTGTCCTATACTGTCCGTAGGGCAGTCGGTACGACTTAAAGGACAGTTTATTTAATAACTTAAAAAAAGAAAGATTATGAGATGTGAGATTGACGGCATAATAACAGCGGAATTGCCAACCGTTAACGGAGTGACGAATAGCGGTAAGTCGTTTGAAAAAAGAGAATATATAATTCAGGATACGGATAAATATCACAAGTATATGAAGTTCTGTATGATTAGCTTTGATGGCCCGATAGAACAGCCCTTGCAGGTGGGTGAGCACGTGCATGTAAGGCTTACAGTAGAGGCTCGGGAAAGTAAAGGGAAATGGTTTAATGATGTCAAAGCTTACAATGTGATTCGTGTATGAGAGTTAGGTTTTGTTGGTATACCAGGAATCCGAGTATAATCCAGCGTATTAGTGCAAGATTCAAAGTAAGCGGAATGACAATTAACCGTGAATCTACAGTAGCTTTAAATGATGAAGAGTTTGAGTTATTGAGAGAGTGTGAGAAGAAAGGTCATGTTCAGATAAGGGAAGTAGTCAAATGAAAGGTTAGGAATGAGTAAGAGTAGAGAGCATTTGAAGTTTATAAGCATTCAGTCGAAGGTGTCACCGCAAACGGCTGATAGGATAGATAAAATAGTGAAGCGTGGCAAGTTCGGGAGCCGGTACGAATTGATACAATATGTTTTGTCTGCATTCCTGAAGGTGGCGGACGGAGAAAGTGATAGTGATGAAGCGAGTGAGGAATTACGGGAGTTTGTAAAGATGTTCGCAGGCTGGGAGAATAAGAAGAGCAGGATAATAACAACCAAGCCGGGCGGCAATCGTGAACTAAGATTGACTGACAGCATCAATATCTTCAGTGAGGTAGGAAAGAAGGGACATGTATGTAAGAGGCTACGAATATCGGGCGATGAAACCCGTATATCGGTGAGTAATGAGGGGGCAGTCGAAGAGGTAATAAAGAAGTTATTCCCGGAAATGAGGGATAGATTTGAGCGTATCGGCCGTAATATAGGAGAGGATAGCTTGGTAAGGATAATAGATGAGTTGTTAAATTTGGGAGAAGAGCGGTTCTGTTCGGAAGATAAGGCTGTAGAATACATTGGAATAGAATACGGTAATGTCCCTAAAAAGAAGAAAAGCCAAACGATAAGTAAGTATGAGCAAGGATAGAAATTATACAAAAATGATACAGTCAAAGCAATGGAAGGAGTTGAGAATCGATAAAATGAAAAACAATCCGCTGTGTGAAGATTGCTACGAGAATGAAATCATAGAGCCGGCAACAGAAGTACATCATGTTATCCCTGTTGAAAGCGCGCTTAGTTTGGATGAGATGAAACGATTGATGTTCTCGTATGATAACTTAAGAGCTTTATGTCATTCCTGCCATATGGAAGCGCATAAGGCGATGAAGTCGCATAGTAGAGAGGAAGTGAGACGTAACACGGATAGGAAGAACGAGAGGTTTAAATCTCGCTTCTTGTGAAGAGAGGGGGGGGAGTGTTTTTTTATTTGCCGTTATTAACTCAAATCCACTGCCCCTATCCTGAGAAAAATTTTTGTTCTGGAAATTTTGCCGTGGGGGTAAAGCTCCGGAAAAAATGAGGTTCCAAAAAATGGGTGGGTAAATGAATTTGTAGGTAGTATTAAAAAGTTTAACATTATGAAGAGGAAAAAGGAAGAAAACGAGAAATTGATAGATAATATCAAAACGCATGTAAGGCGGGTGTTGATGAAGCAGGGGAAGTACAGTCCGGAAATGAGCTATCAAATAGAACTGCTGGCTTCCGATTTGCTGGTCTTTAGAAAAATAAGAAACATGGTGTTAGATGAAGAACAGAAGCCGACGATAGTAGAGATAACCAGGGAAAAGGAAGAGAGGATAAGGGAAAACCCGATTTATAATCTGATGGCAAAGTTTGCGGATAGGGTTCGGAAAGATTTGCGGTCTTTAAAGATGAATAAGGAGCTTCCGAACAATGAGGATGAAAGTGGAGCGGAAAAAGAAGAGGACGCGTTACGGGAGTTAATGGATAAGTTGAAAGAAGAGGAAGAGTAAGACGAGGAGATATAGGGATTGATTCATGGATGTAGCTACGCGGGAATACAAGGATATACAAATTGAAAATCTGCGACGGGTGGACGTTGAACGGTATCAGCTTGATACTATAGATGTCCGCCTTTTGTCGTATATATCCGGCGTGCGAGATAATCCGGAGAAACATAACCTTTACGAGATATTGGCCGTTTTGAAGTTCTTCCGCCTGATGGATAGGTATGTATTCCGCGCTTCTAAAGTAAGACGCTTTGCCAAGCTGTATGAAAGTTTGAAGTTCTCCGGAATGGATGGCCGGCGATGCTACAAGCTCACGCCTATTCAGTATTTTCAGTTTGCCTCTATGTTGGGTTTTTATAAGTGGGAAGATGTAGGGGATGCTACGGGTATGGAAGATGAAGAAACTGGAATATCCAAAAAAATAGAAAACGGCAGAAGATACGAGTTGAGGCGTTTAGTGAGAGAAGCTATACTGTTTGTTCCTCGTAAATTTTCCAAAACAACCAGTACTGCATCTCTTGCGGTTAATGAATTGTTGTTCGGTGATGTGAATGCACAGGCTTATACGGCTGCGAATTCGTACAAGCAGGCGGAAATATGCTTCAAGGAGATAAGCAAGATAATACGGCAGCTTGATCCGAAGGGGAAATACTTCAAGTCGAAACGCGAAATGCTTCATTGGAAAAAGAATGAGTTTGAAAAGGAAAGTTTTGTAGAATGTCTGACCGGTGGCGGAGATACTAAGGACGGTCTTAATGCCTCTCTTGTTATTTTCGATGAGTACGCGCAGGCCAAATATGTGCGCGGTCATTCTGATGGCGCGGAGCTGTTGCAAGTGTTAACCTCTTCGATGGGTATAAGGCGGGAGCCGTTAACGGTTATTATTACTACCGCAAGCCGCGTGGAAGATGGCCCGTTCTCAATAGAGCTGGAGAATGCCAAGCGGGTGCTCGAAGGCGATTATGAAAACGATAGGCAGTTTGCTTCTATATTCATGCCTGATGCTTGGGAAATGACGGATGAGGAAATGGGGAAGCCGGAAGTATGGCATAAGTGCAACCCGCACATAGGGATAACCGTGCAGGAAAGCTATTATCGTGAACGATGGGATAAAGCGCAGCATGATGCTGAGGCTATGATGGAATTTAAAACCAAGTTACTTAATATCTTTGTTTCGGGTGGTGTAAAGGATTGGATGCCGCAGCAGTTATGCCGGTCTTTAACTGTAGATTTCAACATAGACGACATAGAAGGAAGACCGGAAGCTATGGCGGCCATGGACTTATCCGTAAGCGATGACTTCTCTGTGGTTGTATATAATATCTATTCACGTGCACAACGTAAGTTTTATTTGTGGCTTGACTGTTATATTCCTCAGTTGGCATTGGAAACCCATGCAAATAAGGAACTTTATAAATATTGGGTTAAGGCGGGTTTTATGAAGGTGTGTCCGGGTGCCGTGATAGATGATAGGATGATTGTAGAGGATATATTACAGAGAAATAGTAAGCTAACAATCCTGCAAATCGGGTATGACGCATATAAGATAAAGGAGATTGTGAACTCGTTGGCGGCCGCAATTTCATCTACCGGTGCAAATCCGGATAGAATATTGCGTGCGGTTCCACAGACTTACGGTGCTTTCACGTCACCCGTCGAAACCTTTGAAATGGCGGCAAAGCGTAATCCGGCCGGTGTTGCACTGGCTAACAATCCGATATTACCATATTGTTTCGGAAACTGCTATCTGGATGAGGATAAAATGTGCAATAAAAAGCCGTTGAAGAGGAAGGATAATTTGAAGATAGATGCAGCTGTTGCAAGTCTAATGACCTTTTGGTTGTATAATAATTATGAGTGGTAGGTAGCCTAAAACACATCTCTGCCGGTATTATAAAAGGCAGTAATAATGAGCATAATAAATTGGTTTAAACGTGAAGTAAGTAGCGGTGTTATCGGTTCGGATAAGTCTGTAAACAAGGGGGATTACAAGCAAAATGTAGTATGGGTTAACAATTCGGAAACGGCAATGAAAATTGCGGCCGTATACCGTGCTGTAAACCTTATATCAAGCGCTGCCGCTTCGTTGACTTTGGAATACAAGAGAAAGGACTATGCAAAAGGGTATTTTAAGTTATATGATACCGGAGATGGTGCATTGATGAATTACATGTTATCCATGCGTCCCAATGAGCGTATGAATAGTTTTGTATTTTTTAAAAATATGGTATCAATGATTCTGTTGCGCGGAAATGCCTATGTGGTTATCAAACGCGACAATAGATATAGCCCGATTGGTATGTATTTATGTGCTCCGGGGTGCGTGGCATACGATGTGTATTCTAACAAGTATACAATATCGGACATGATAAACGGAATTTCGGGTGTATATAGCGCAGATGATGTGATTCACCTGAAGAATGTATGTCGCGACGGTGGCTATGAAGGGTTGAGTACTATCCATTATGCGGCGCTGACATTGGGAATTGCGGCTACAGCTGATAATGAAACCTTGAAACGGTTTGCTACAGGTGGCCGGATAAAGGCTATATTACAGAATAACAAGCTAACAAGAGGATTCGGCGAGTACCAGGATAAACAATTGCAGGGGCTTAGCCAGGATATACAGGAAGATTTGAACTCTGGAGCTGATGTTATACTCGTTAAGGGAGACGGGACGTTAACCCCTATAAGCATGAGTTCTGCGGATATGCAGTTCCTTGAAAGCCGCAAGTTTACACTACGGGAAATAGCACGCTTTTTCAATGTTCCGCCTTCTAAATTAATGGATGATAGAAATGCCAATTACAAGAGTGTGGAAGTAAGCAATATTGCTTTCTATGCCGAGGCTTTGCAACCGATTGTAACGGAAATAGAGCGTGAATTTGCCTCTAAGCTTATACCCCGCAACATGTGGATGGATTATAAATTCAGATTCAATCTTAGCAGCCTTTACGCGCTTGATTTGGATAGTAAGGCTAAATGGGATAAGGCAAGATTGGATAACGGGCAGGCTACTGTGAACGATATACGCAGGGAGAATGACAACGCCCCGGTAGATAAAGGGGATGAAGTATATCTGAGTGTAAATCTTGCGCCTCTTGGCAGCGAGAAACTAAGCGGAAGCACGGGTAGTGCCCCATCTGATAAAAAAGAAGAGAACGTATAAACCGGATAGAGTATGGAAAAATTAAAGGTTGTAACATTGGATGAGTTGAAAAAACAGATGCGGGTTGATTTTGAAGATGAGGATGATATAATTTCTTTATATGGCGTTGCCGCCGAAGATGCAATCATTTATGGTACGGAAAGAACGTTGGACGAATTAAATGCGATCGGATATGAGGAGCAGGAAGGGAAGCCGGCAGAAGGTACGGAGATAGGAAAGGAATATTTTCCGAAAAGGTTGAAGCTGGCAATCCTTATTCTGGCGGCTCATAACTACAGAAACCGGGAACCGGTCGCCGCCGTGGCACAAAATCCCGTTCCGTTTTCTATTGAAGTGTATACAAAACCGTATAGAAAATTATCAAATAGGGGAGAAAATGTATGTTGACAGCTGGAAGTTTGAAAGACCGTGTAACCATATTGGCTCCTGTGCTGGAACGCGGAGAGATGTTCGGAGAACAGACAATAGCGTATGTGGATGTAAAAACCGTATGGGCTAAGGTTGACTACAGAAAGGGTTCTCTAATGCTGACTGCCGGTGAATCATGGATGAATAATGAGATAGGGGTAACGATGAGGTATAATAGTATAATGTCTGACCGTTGTCGGTTAAGATGGGATGGGAAAATGTATGAAGTAGAAAGCCTGAACGGAAGCCGAACGGATGGAAGCATGGTGATTATAGCAACTCGGATAGATGAAGGCAGCGGTGTAGAGGAAGAATAATGAGTAACCTATTTCCATTGTAGGAAAGTATTATGAAAAGGTTCTTTTTAAAAGACTGGTAAGACAGACTAATACGAAAAAGACAATATGAAAGAAACAGAAGAAGTTAAAAGAGAGGTTCGAAGCTACGTAGGAGACCGTTTCCAGCCACGTTTGCGGGAAGAGGTCGAAGAAGGTGGTAGCAGACGCACAATCGAAGGTTATGCGATTGTTTTTGGCGTGCGCAGTCGTTTGCTGGCCGACTATTGGGAAAACTATTACGAGGTGATAGAACCGGGAGCAATTACGGAGGACCAGCTTCGTGAGATGGATATTAAAATGACGATGTGGCATAACCGGGAAAAGTTGTTAGCCCGTAGCAATAAGGGCGAGGGAACATTGAAGTTGTCCGTAGATGAGATTGGTGTTAAGTATGAATTTGAAGCGCCTGATACGGCGGACGGGAACAATGCACTGGAGCTTGTGAAGCGTGGAGACTTGGCCGGCAGTTCATTTACTTTTTGGAGCGATGAACGGAGTAGCGTTCGATACACTACCGATGATGAAGACATTCTGACCCGTCACGTTGAACGTATTGATAGGGTATTTGAAATGACAATCGCAAGCGACCCCGCATATACGGAAACGAGCGTTACAGCCCGTGAAGTTGAGGCCGCCGGCGTGAAACTCCATAAGAACGAAGTAGACAGACCGTTACCTGCTTCTTTCAGAAAAAGGGAATTGAAATGCCTGCAAAGGAAATACATATTACATTAATAAACTTTATTTTATGAAAACAGAAAAGAAGACTGTACAGGATTTAATCACGGAAAGAGGTGGTTTAATCAACAAGAGAGAGGGATTAAGCGTCAAGATGAACGAGATTATCGATAAGGCTTCTGCCGAAAAGCGGGATTTCACTCCGGAAGAGGAAGTCAAATATAAGTCTCTTGAACGGGAATTTGAACAGGCGTCCAGAGATATTGCCATGAACAATGATTTGTTGTTTGCTAGCAAAAACGGCTTTGTAGAAAACAAGAGCAAGAACGCGATGTTCCGTGAATTCTTGCAGGAAGTTAAGGGCAAGCGCTCCAGTAGTGAATGTATTTTGCAGCGTGAATTCACCGGTTTGGATACGGCAGCCATTGTCGGCGGCGGTATGATTCCGTTGACGATAAAAGACGTGCTTCCGCCGTTGGAAATGGGTTTGATTTTTGATAAGGTGGGAATCCCTGTACAAACGGGTGTAACCGGTGATATACAATGGCCTGTACTTGGTTCTGTTGAGGCGGAAATCAAAGGTGAAACAGAAGCGTTGACCGACCAGGACATCGACCTAAGTAAAATCAATGCGAAACATGTCCGTTTGGGTATCTCTATAAAAATATCCAACCAAGCTATCAACGATTCATATACTGATCTGGTTTCTTTGGTTCAGTCTCAAATCAGAGCCGGTTTGAACAGAACATTAAACCGTGTAATCTTCTCCCATCAGAATTTCACAAGTGACCTTCACGGGCCGTTTGCCAGTGCAAAAGCTTCAGGTACATTTGCCGGTGCAACTCCTACCTACAAGGAATTGCTTGAGATGAAAGGCAAAATTGCATCTACGGGTGTGGAAATGATTGGGTTCTGCTACATTATGAGCGAAGCGATGAAAGCTGCTTTAGAGGCTACCCCGGTTGATGCCGGTAGCGGTAGAATGATAATCGAGAATGGCGCTATTGCCGGCTATCCTGTATTCTGTACCGAGTACATCAACTACGGTTCCAGTAAGGAAAAAGCCGATGTTGAATATGTAGCCGCTGGATGTTTCGGTTATCTGCCGACAAATCAGCATGGAGAGGTGCGCATGATATTCGACCCGTACACGCAGGCCAAGAACGATGTAATCGTTATTACAATGAATGCCGACTGGAGTATTACAACTCTTAGGAAAGAAGCATTTGCATTGTATAAAACCACAGAAGCATAATGTCTATTGTTGTTTTAAGTTTATAATTATGGTTTCCAGAGGGGGCGGAGTGGTGACATTGCGCCCCTTTTTACATTAAAAACAAGTCTATGAATATAATTACCCGTTTGATAATGGATTCCGCTCAGTATAGCGGTGGTTTGGAGAAAGCGCAGAAAAGCCTTGATAAGTATGTAGAAAAGAATATGACATTGGAAGGTGTCGCAAAAAATGTAGGTAGCGCTATTGGTAAAATATCTGTGGGAATAGGTGCCGCTACAACGGCCGGTGCGGCATTTAATAAGTTTATGGAATCCAGCCAGGCTAAAGGGGATGCTATGGCGGAAACAATGGAAGCTGCGAGGGCTACAATAGACCAGTTCTTTTATGCGCTTGGGGCTGGAGAATTTAATACATTTCTAAATGGGTTAGATGAAATAATAAGCAAGTCTGTTGCTGCTCAACGGGCGATAGACCAACTCGGAAATACACGAATGAGCCACGGGGTCAGGTCTTCAATGAATGAAGCAGAAATTCAAGAAGCGCAATATATTGCCAAAAATAAATTTGCTCCATTAGAGGAAAGAATTGCTGCTTTTGAAAAATGGGCCAATGCACTAAAAAAGCAAGAGGGTATTAATAAGACATTAGGTTCGGATTTAGCAACCGCTTTAACAGCGCAGATAGAAAAAGAAATAGGTAATAGTAATATAAAGGTTTCTGTAGAAGAAGCGTTAGAAGGATTTGATATAGATTTGATAAATCCGGATGAGGGTAAGAGAGACCAAACGAAAGAAAGGATAAGAAGATTATACGGCCAATATGTATCATCGAGGGAGAGTTTGGAATCTGAACGGCGGAGTACTTCATCAGAGGGCAGGCGTCGAGGAATTGATATTCAAATTGCGGAACTCGAAAAAGTATATAGGAAAGAGATTATAGCTAATGCTATGCTAAACAAGTATAAGGATGAAGAATTACAAGGTATCGGAAATCTTATCATAGAGCAGCAAAGACTTATATCTTCTCTTAAATCAATGAGCAGGGAATATAACGAAACTGCTACAGAATTTAATAATAGCAATAAGGGAGTGAAGGGATTTACTCCGGTCGAAAGCCTTGAAGGCTATAAGGTATATACAGGCTCCGGAACGGGCAGCGCAGGTGTAGGCGCTGGCAATAAAAAGGAATTGGGCGTAGAAGTGGGGTATGTTGAGAGGGATTTAAAGATAAAGACCGCCATAGAAAGAACTTCTGACAATAAGTTAAGTGATGAAATCTTCAAGGCTATCCAGGGTGATAAGAAACTTCCTGTTCTGATGCAGCCCGTTCAGGAACTTATCGAAGGTGGAATGAACGAAGGACCGGAAGAAGTGGAAGACCCTGCACTCGAGGGACTGCGCGACCGTATAGGCATGTACGATACGATTCAACAAAAGATAGCATCTTACAAGGATATGCTTAAATACGCCAACGAAGAGGAAGCCGGCTATATTCAATCACAAATTGCAATGTGGGAAGAATATGCTAACAAAATAGGTTCAACGGCGAAAGAAGGTGATGATTTAAGTGCAATAACGGGTGCTATCGGTCAGATTGGGGGTGCTCTATCTTCTACCGGTAATGATTGGCTGTCATATATAGGGAATTCGATGTCGGCCGTAGCGCAAATGATTCAAGTGATACAGGCTCTAACAAGTGCTAAAAGCGCCGCTGCTATCGCGGAACAGGCTACCTTACCGTTTCCTGAAAACTTGGCAGCTATCGCTAGTACGATAGCCGCCCTCACAAGCGCTATGTCTAGCATTAGCTCCATAGGCAACTTCGCCGAAGGTGGTATTGTAGGCGGAACCAACTATCAGGACGGTATCACTGCCCGTGTCAGCAGTGGTGAAATGTTTATCAACCAGGCAGACCAGAAAAAGCTGTATGATTCCATTCATTCCGGTAATCTTGGCGGTGGTAACGGGCGCGCAGTGGTTACCGGTGAGCAAATTGTGATAGCAGCCAACAACTGGGGAAAGAGAACGGGCCGCGGTGAACTGTTATTCTCTAAATAAAAGCGGATATGGGATATTCTAAAAACGCCGCAATGTCGGGATATAGAGTAAGAAACTCCCTTATAGAACTTGATGCGACCGGTTCATTGGGTATGTTGAAACGGTTACGTTATGATGAAATCATAGAGAGGAAACAGATACGGAAAGAAGTGCGTGAGGTGTTACGTCCGGTTCAAAAGACCGTCCAAAATGCGGCAAAGGGAGCGATGAGGAGCGACCCCAGAAAGGCCTATTTGGGCGTTAAGCTTTCTGTGTATGGCCGAAAAGTGGTAGGTGGTAGTGTGTCATTGTTGAATCAGAGAAGTACGGGTAGGGTAACGAAATACAGTAAACCAAGAGGCGGGGCAACTGGCATTACTCGAAATCGCAAACGAAGCAAGCGGACACAGGACATAGAAAACTATCAGGGGAGAGACCGGGCTTTCATTCTTCGTTTTATCAATCAGGGTACAATGAAGCGAACTGCATTTACAAGAACCAAGAGTAAAAATGGTAAAACCGCCAATAGAGGTGCTTTATCAGGAAAGGGGTTTTTCAGCGTGGCGGATGGTGCAATGAAGCAGGCTGCTGATACTTTGGGAAAGAGGGTTGAGAAGTTGATTGTTGAGGCTGGCTACGGAAAGTAACCTAAAACACATGAATGAAGGTAATATAAAGAAGTCGCGATTATGAGTTTGTTAATAGGGATACATATAAAAGAAATGCTTTTGAAAGATGAAGGTATTTCTGAAAAGGTTGGCAATAGAGTATATCCGCTGGTTATTCCGGTGGGTGCTCCTAAATACCCGTTTATTGTTTTTCGCAACGATGGTACTGTCCCCGACTATACTAAGGATGGAAATAACGAGGACAGTGTAGGGGTAAGCGTGGAAGTTGTTGCTAAGGAATACGGGGAAGCCGTCGAAATAGGGAATAGCATCCGCTATGCTCTTGAAGAAAAACGCCGGCGATATGAACAGTTCGAAGTCAGGGATTGTGCTTTGACCGGAACGGCCGAGGAGTGGCTAGACGATATAGACGCCTACGGTATCATATTGAACTTTGAAATGAAAACAGTTGATTTTTAATTTAAAATTTTATGAATTATGGGAAAAGCTAAAAGTTTGAACGGAAAAGACCTTATGTTATGGATTTCCGAAAAGGTTATCGCGTTGTCAACGAGTTGCAAGATAAATCTTGCTGCCACTACTGTAGACAGTGCAACAAAGGATGATGGTTTCTGGGATGCGCAGGAAGTCGGTAATATGAACTGGTCTGCAACGAATGAGAGCGTAGACAGTGCGGATAAAGACCGTACCAACGACTACGTTTACGATGAGCTGTTTAAATTGTTCGTAGCCGGCAAGCCTATTGATGTAACAGTGGGTCTTCCGTCCAACAAGAGTGATGAAGGATTACCGGAAGATGGATGGACGAAGCCGGCATCCGGAACCTATTATCAGGGCAAGGCTATTATTACGGCTCTTGATAGAGATGCCACTAAGGGAAGCAATGGTACTGTATCGGTTTCATTGTCCGGTTATGGAGCGTTGAAACAAGTAGCGGCAGGAGGATAAAGTATGAAAGTAAAGATAAAAGGGGTAGAATATGAATTTTCCTTTGATAGCGTATGGGGTCCTATATACACTTATGAAGAATTGACAGGAAGCAAATTGCCTTTTGATGCAAATCGTATGCTGTGTCTTCATATCCTATACTATTGCATTCTTTTGCGTGCCAATCCGGGGATAACATTAACGCTTGAAGAGTTTTTCGAGGCATTAAATGACATATCCCTTGTTGGCAGGATGGCGGACTATTACGCCAAGCGTATGCAGGTTTTAACCGGCAGCGAAGACAGCAAGGAAAGCTCAAATATCTGTGATTCTGATAAAAAAAAAGACTAAGCGCACGCGAAGTATATAGGTTAATAGTCGGGGAAGGTGGATGCTCTCCCGACTATTTTTTATCAAAAATGGGGGTTAATGAAGCAAGAGATTATATAGAGGGCATGAACAGACGTTACCGGCAGGATTGGGAGCGTACCCGCTTGGAATCATCAGTGCTGTACAAAGTGATGTCCGGGAAAGACCTTGAACTGGAGTTCCCATGGGAGACAGAGGATGAAGATAAAGAGGAAACGAAACCAGAAGATTTGGAACGTCTTCGGGAAAAAGCTCGAATAATGGAAAGGATTATAAACGGAAATAAATAGTCATTATGGCAAGAAATATACGTTGGATGATACCCTTTAAGACTTTGGACGAAAGAGACGCGGTTATCAACATTTATAAGGAAGGTAATTTTAATGAAGTAATCACGCTGGAACCTGCATATAATACCTTTGAAACACAGGAATCCACCGATGAAGAACTGATGAATCCAATCCGTACCCATACGGGGTATATACGTATAATCGACAATGGAGATATAAGCGGGTTAATGCCTTCCGATAATCGCCAGCATTATGTTGAATTTCTGATTGAAGGTGATTTGAAATGGTGTGGATATATGCAGGCTGATACATTTAGCGAGGATTGGGATATAACGCCTTTGGAAGTGGAATTTCCCGTTATTTCCGGCATTGGTATATTGGACAGCATTCCGATGGACCAAAATAGAGAAATGGACTTGACCTCTTTATGTAGTTTGTTGTTGGAGTGTATCGATGCAACGGGGGTAGATTATAATTATATCTATATACCGAAAGAGGTTAAAGAATCGGCTGCCAGCGAATTTTACCTGCTTCCTTTGGATCTGCGTATATCCCGATTTAATTTTTTCAAGGTAAATAACAGTGTAAATACAGATGATCCGGATTGGGAGAGATACGATGCTGATACTTATAGTGATTTGCTTGAAGAGTTATGTAAATTTTGGGGATGGACCATACATGAGAGGGGACGCGATTTGTATCTGGTATCAACAAGGGATGTCGACTATATGAAAATCCCAATAGGGGAGCTGCGGCAAAAGCTGAATAGTCTTTCATCTGTTTCTTATGAAAGCGTTCCTACTTCTTCGATGGCTGTTTCTGACATGAAATTAGCCGGAAATAGTCATAAAAAGGATATTTTGCAAGGGTATAATAAAATTAAGATTTCGGCAAAAGTATCTAAGGTAGAAAATGTAATCCCCAATATAGACAGTGAGAAGATGAAGTATATTGGAAGATGGGTGGATGAACGAAAGATTGAGGGGGATATTTATAAACAGACATACAAGCTGTATAAGCAACAAATAGATTTAGAAATGTTTGAATCTTATCTATACGATTACAACATAAACACTGGAGCATATACGGGATTATCTCAATATGCAACAATTGAAGAGAAATTTAATGCGTATGGAGCTATTTATGCGAAAATGGACAAAACGAGAGTAAATGAGTGGGATAAAAAAAGAAATTATAATTGGGATGACATTATACGGATGAATTTAGCGTTTGTATATTCGTATAAGGACAGACCAGATTCGTTCAGGAAGATATTTCCAACAGAATCACAATCTAACGAAATGCCGATATTGCGATTAAGGAGCAAGGAGAGTGTTTTTTATAAAAATGGGGCATTCGTAATAAGCGGAACTACTGAAGGAGAAGATTATGAAATGATTTTATATCCGGATGGTTCTATGATTTTAGACATTGTAACACGTGCGACAAATGGAGCTTGTATAATTCCTGTAGTTTTAAAAATTGGCAATAAATACTGGAATGGTAAATCATGGCAATCTACATGGGCTAAATTCGATGTTCGATGCGGTGATAATGATAGTAACGGAACAGGAGGCTCAGGGCAAATCGTGACAACGAAAACACTTGATATGCCGTATAATGGAGCTAATGGATATGTTATTCCAATCAAAGAAGAGCTTTCGGGAATAGTGGAAATGACGTTCTTGTATCCGTATAAAGATGATAGAGCGGGACGAATATTCATAAGCGGGTTAAAAGTTGAATATTATAAGGAAGATGATGTATATGAAGAAAGAGAAGATAGCGACGAAAACGAATACAGCTCCAAATCAGGTATTGAATTCAGTAAGGATTTATCTGTGGAATTGAAATTGGCTACAAATAATAATAATCCGGCCGCATACAGTATTCTATTTAACAGTCCGTGGGCTGCCTCTGGAAGTTCCGCTGAAAGCTTATATTTCGTGGGAGAAGGAATGAAGCGACCGGAAGAGTATTTATTGAGTAACCTAAAACGCATTTACGGACGTATTACAGAGAAGCTAACATTGCAAATGGAGAGGGAAGATTCTGTTGCTCCTTTGATGAGGCTAACCCGTTCCGGAAAACGATATATACTGTTGAGTGAAAATGTTAATTGGTCTGATGGGACGGTAGAGTATATTATAGAGGATTTACCATAAATCAAAGTATATGCCTAAGTTAAGAGGAAATGATTTAATCGTATTTTTTGAGCAGGGCGGAGAATGGAAAACTCTGGCCTATGCTACTACATGCGAAATTGACATACAGGCTGAAACTATAGAGATAGGAAGCCCTGATACGGGGCGGTGGGTGAAGAAGAAAAAACGCCGTATCAGTTGGAGCGTAAATAGTGGACATCTTATGAGCAATGTAAAACAGGAAATTAATCTTTACAACTATCTGTTGAGTGACAATCCGGTGAAGATAAGTGTTGCTTCTGTGGAAAATCACACTGAACGAATTTATCCGGAAGATTATACCCCCGATGGAAGATATTCTTTAATTGGAGAAGCCCTGGTTACAAGAATGACAATAACGGGTAATCGTGGTGACTTTTGTACGCTATCCATGTCGCTTGCCGGCATTGGAGAATTACTGCAAAAGAGCGCCGATTGGATACTGGCGGATGGCGCTTGGAACATGGAAGGTGTGTGGATTGATTGGGAAAAATGGATTTTTTAAATGAAATAATATGGCACAAATAGAAAAAATAACGGAAGGGATGCGAGGACGGGAAGTATCTGAATTATTGGATAGGAACTTTAAATCGTTGAATTCTGACATAAGAGATTTGGAACAGGCATCTAATGGTAATGTAGAGAAATTGCAAGAGCAGTTAAATAAAAGGGGATATGTTGTTATGAAGTATGCAAACAGCACTTCCGACACTCGTTTGGCTGTACCGACGGAATTACGCAAACCAGGGCTCACAATTACGTATAATCCAGGTGATGGCTGGATACAGGAACAGTTTATAGGTATAGGTGTAGATGATACCAACTGGAGAGTGGATAGATATTGGAAGTCGATTGGTGGTAGCGGTTCTGGTTTCTGGGTTGAAAGCGATGTGGATTTCGCCGATAAGACATCCGCTCACAATGCCATTAAGGAAAATGAACGGGTTATTGGTATGTATATTTCCTATAGGCTTAACGGAACATGGACTACAGAGCAATATGTAGGTATAGATACTTCTAAAGACAATTGGGAGAATCCGGATAATTGGAATATCCTCACTTACAATGAACAGATTGCAGAAATAGCTAAACAGGCGCAGGAATCGGGAGTGCAGGCACAAGCGGGTGCAGAAAAGGCCAATCAAGCAGCAGTGAACGCACAAACAGCGGCAGATAAAGCCAATCAAGCGGCGGGTACCATTGCGGACAAAGTTTTTAGTACCGATGTGAGGGTAATAAAGGTTATGACGGAAGAAGAGTATATAGCCTTAGGAGAGAAAGATAAAAATACGTTATACATTATAATTGACTGATATATGAGAGAGATAAGATTAGGAGCTGGAGAAATCGGTAAGATGTATTTAGGAGATAAACTTATAGCAGGTGGCGGGGATAATGTTATAATAAATTCTCCTGTATTAATCATTGCCAACAATACAAAGAAATCAGTTAAAGGTACTTTAAGTGGTGATATTTATGAAGAAGATGTTTATGTAGATTTAAATCCAGGCCAAGTTAAATTTATAAATGTTAATACAAATGTTAGTGGACGTATTCGTTTTAACAATAACATCGACTGCCATATAAGTGGAATGTATCATGATGATAACGAGCAATATGATTCCTTAAATGAAGATTGGACTAACGAGATCGAAGTACCAGTATTTAATTACTATTGGGCTTGTTGTGTCGTTTTGGTTATAAATAACTATTATACAACTTAACTTATAAATCATGAAAACAATCCGCTACAACAGCAAATTAGCCAAACTGATACTATTTGGCAGCTACACAACTATCATGCTCTTCGGCTTCATCCTTACGAAGCTGAAAGAGTTGTCCGAAACAATCATACGTCATGAACGGACACATCAGAAACAGTTCTTCGAGTGTATGGAGATAGCGGCTATCCCGTCCGCATTATTATCACTCTATGTCAGTGCGTGGTGGTTGCTCCTTATCCCACTATTCTACTACATTCTTTATTTGGCAGAATGGTTTGTAAGCTTCGTATACCACCTGTTTACAGACAACATAATAGGCAGCGGTAAAGTAAACGCCAACGCTTACCGTGCGAGCGCATTTGAAATGGAAGCCAAACTTAACCAGGATAATCCGAACTACTTGAAAGAACGCAAATGGGGTGCATGGTTCAGATACTACGGCAAGATATAAAAATCCCGTCCTACCCTCACGAGCAAAACGGAATGACAGTAGTTCGCTTATTGATAAGAGACACAAAGATAGTGATAATTGACAAATAACGATAAGATGAGTACAGAAGTTGTAAACGCAGCCCTTCAAACAAGTAAGGGGATTAGTGATTTCGGAATGATGGCTGTTGCCGCAGGTTTCTTTTTGGTTATATGCGGTGTAATGTGGTTCTTTATATTCAAATGGTTCAAACATTTGGTGGATAATGTGATAACCAGGCAGGAAAAGGTGATAAATGATTTGCTCGTGGAAACCAAAGCACAAAATGAGGTTCTATCTGATATTAACGAGGGATTGAAGCCTATTTCTCAAATGCAGATAAATTCGGTTTGCGACAACTTCTTTGACCTTGATTGTGAAAGACTGTGCCGGCTGGTCCGCAATGTACGCGATGAGAATAATATTGATGATAAGCAGAAAACGAGACGGAAAATAGAAACGCGTTGTAATGCCATAATCAAGAAGCGAAGTATTGAACTCGACAACTTTATTCATCGAGGGAAAAAGCTCAGTGAGTTTATGTCTACGGATTGGGTCAAAAAGTTTTCGGATATAATAGAGTCGGAAATTTATAATCCTATCGGCGCCAATAATGCACGTGCCTATGCTAATATCAAAACTGCTATAGATGAGGTTAAGGTTGAATTTTTTAATAACATGAATAAATAAGGAGTAACAAAATGAAAAAGAAATTGATTATCGCAGCGATTGTTATCGCTATTATCGTAGGAGTTATGCTTTACATGCACTATACTCCGTTTTGGGTGAACTTGACTACTGTCGTATCATTCGGTGTCGGTGCTGTTGCCGGATGGGTGGCTCGTGTGGTTTATGACAAATATTTCAAGGGGGACGTACAGAATGAAAGTATTGATTGACAACGGACATGGAAGTAACACTCCGGGCAAGTGTTCTCCGGATGGAAGATTGAAAGAGTATGCGTATACCCGTGAGATTGCCGTACGATTGGAAGCGGAACTGCGAAAGAAAGGCATTGATGCCGAACGCATCGTCAAAGAAGAAATAGACGTTCCTTTATCCGAACGCTGCCGCCGGGCAAACGAATACAAAGCGAGTGAAACACTTCTTGTTTCTATTCATTGCAATGCAGCGGGTAACGGTTCGGAATGGATGCAGGCGCGTGGCTGGGAAGCGTGGACTTCCATAGGTCAGACGAAATCCGATAAATTGGCGACATGTCTATATGAAGCGGCCGAACGATACTTGCCTGGTCTGAAAATGCGCAAGGATATGACGGACGGCGACCCTGATAAGGAAAGCGGGTTCTACATATTGAAGCATGCAAAATGCCCGGCAGTTCTTACAGAAAACCTATTCCAAGACAATAAGGAGGATGTTAACTTCCTATTATCGGATGAAGGCAAACGGGCAATAGTAAACTTGCATGTGCAAGGAATCGTGAACTATTTGAATAACTCTAAAAAATAAACATTATGGCGTCAATTGATTTAAATTTTACAAAGGAAGACAAAGTATACGTTGCTGATATTGCATCTCCGGGAAAGTGTATCGTTCAAATAGAACGTAAAGAATCTGGGTGGACTACTGTATTTTCAAAAGTTGATGATTTGGAATTTTCTGAAGTTGCAAAATTCCCAGACGGTCCCGATAAGAAGAGTGTGATATTTGAACTCAATATTCCTGAAGGAATGCCGGTGCGCATACAGAGTAACAAGGAAGTTGAGATTGCAAAATATGTAACAGAGGGATAGCCTTATGAACCCAATCACTATCCCCAACATCAGCATCCCGACAATCGGTATTCCTACTATTGGGATACTTACTATAGGGTATTCATATATCAAGGATAATAAACCGGGACCAAACCCACCCCCTGATGGAAGGTATTTATTATTATCGGATGGCACTCCGTTATTGTTGGCTAACGAAGAACCAATATTACTTGCAGATAACAAAAAAATAAAATGATAAAAAATAAAAAGATATGGCAGAAGGATTACAAATAGGACAACTCCCTCAAAAGGAGAACTTAACCGGAAACGAGCTGATACCTTTTCAGCAAGGTAGTAGCAACGGCTCAATGAGTACCGCTACATTGAAGAAATACATCGGCACTGGTGGTGGCACTGGTGGCAACACTGACTATATGAACTATATCACCGAGTATAATGTTTCCGTCCAGCATCCTACTTCGGGAATTGACGGGAGTAACAAGTACAGTCTGAAAGGCGCCATTGCCCAAGTTCCGCAGGAACTTAGAAATATCGGATTGAAGGTGTCGTTCATAAATTCAGTTGGAAAAGTAGAAACGTGGGAGTTCCAGGGTGGAACATTCACAAGCATTGATAATTGGATTCGGCAAGCACTGAATGTGGATGTTGAAAACATATCTGTGAATAAAATATCCTCCGATAAAATAAAATCAAATAAAACGATTGATAATTCGGGCAATATTATTTCTTCAGAAGGAAGATGTGTTGTTGACGGCTTTGATATAGGTGACATGGATTATCTGTATACAAATTGTTATGGAATCTATTTTTACAAGAAAACAGAAAACGGCCTTACTTATCTAAATTGGAAGAGAGCCAATGCTGCCACGGGTAGAAATATAAGTAAAATTCCCAAGGAAAAAGAGTCTAATTACTGTAGGTTATTATATACAACCGAAGTTCCTGGTAAATATTTTTCGGGTAAAGAGAATTTTATTTTTACAGAATTTGGAGTTGCAGAAGTTCCTATTTTGGATTATAGCAAAAACTTAATAACAGAATCAATTCTAATCAAAGGATACAATACAACCAATGGTTCTCTATCTGTCAATGAGGAATATAATACGACTCAACTTATAGATATAAAAGATGCAAAAACTGTTTTTACAAATGCTTATTCCGTAGCATTGTTTACATCAGATGGTTCATATATTGGATATACCGGCAATCAGACAGATTCATTTCGGGAACTTAAAATAAACCAAAGCCCAGCCTATAGATACGCTGTCTTTAACTTTAACAAGAATACTCATGCTTTTGTTTCATTACATTATTTCCCTTGTAATCCCAATTCTATTGATATGGATTCAACTATGAATCATGATGAGATACTTCGTATGGCTTTCTCCGGAAAGAAAATGACATCGTTTGGCGACTCAATTGTAGAACTGGCTTCATGGCAGAAGTATGTATGGAAATATTTTAATATGGCTGACCATTATAACAGAGGTATTGGTGGGTCTAAGGTTACATCAGTTGGATATAAAAACAAGCTTGTTGATGAATCTGGATATTATCATGCAAGCAATCCTTCAGAGGGGACAATATCAATAAAGGATTATATGTGTGGAGATGAGCGGGTATCTACTATACCGCTTGATACTGATATATTGATTATTTATGCGTCAGCAAATGATATTTCAGGTAGTGTTGAACTAGGGAGTATAGATGATGGAGATGAAACACATTTTTACTACGCTTATGCCTTAATGATAAGAAAAATCATCAAAAGAATCCCCAACGCTAAAATTTTTGTATGTACGCCTCATAACTTTTATAATAAGTATGAAGATGCGGATTATCCATATAAAAATAATCAGAATCTAACTATATTAGATTACTGTAAAGTCATAAAAGATATTGCAGCAATATATGGCATTCCTGTCATAGATGTAAATGGGTTAAGTGGAATATCAACTTTAACAATAACCAAAGATTTGGGCGACCAAGTTCATCCTAATAATATCGGAGGGCAGAAAATAGCCAATGTTATAATCAATACACTTATAAGATTTGCTCCAATTGGTCTGCAGGAACCACGGGTAGAAGATATATTTCATTAACTAAATTTGCATAATGCTAACTCAAAATATGAAAAATAACATCTTAGGTGCGGTGGTCTATCTATCCACCGCCATAGTATTCGGTGGCAGTACTGCACTGCTGATGCTCTTTATCAAGGAGAACAGCGACCGTTGCCACTACTATAACGGCAAGTGGAACAAAATAGACTTGCTGTGTGGAGCTGTCGCAATATGTGCGGGTATGGTTGTAAATCATTATTTGTTGAGGTTATGAAAAAACTACCCTGGCTATTAGTTGTATTGCTGGCAATCGCTTGTGTGGCGGTTTGGTTCCGTCCGCACGAGCCTTTGCCGGCAGAAATCCGTACCGAAACAAAGATACAGACGGTTGTCAAACTTGATACGGTTATTATCTCCGCACCGATAGCTGTCTTTTGGCAGATATTGCCGAATGACACAGTACGTATAGGTGATACCTTGCTTCATCGCAAACGGGTTGTGTATGAAGATAGCCTGTATCGTGCGGTGGTGAGTGGATATGTAGACCCGCGGCTGGATAGTATGACTGTGTATCCAAGAACTGTTTATCAGACAGTAACGAATGACATCTATCATCCGGTTCCCATCAAACCGAAGAAGCGTTGGGGATTAGGGTTGCAAGCTGGATATGGTTATCCGGGCGGCATGTACGTAGGCGCAGGAATAAGTTATAATCTATTTGTATGGTAAGAAAGAAATTAACGATGTAGAAGTTGGCTTGTAGCTGACACTCTTTCGGGGCTTAGAGTAAAAAGAAAGCCCCATTTCCCTTCACTGTCTGCAAACTTCAAGGGAATAACAACACGGCAGTATTGTTTTGGGGCTTTGTCCTTATAAACAACGCTTCCGTGTTTTTGTTTTCGGGAGTTCAATGTTTAAAGCGGAAATATGGAAATGAAAGATTTATATCAGTCTGTAGTCGCTTCTGTATGTAAACATGCGGGAGTAGACGTGAATATGTTGTTTAAGAGTAATCGTGAAGAATGCGTGGATGCACGTGCAATCCTTATAAACATTCTCGCATGTAAGGGAATTACAGAGCGTGAGATAGCGGCTCTTACCGGACTAACCCAACAATGCGTAAATAAGCTGAAGAATAACTTTTCATTTCGTCTCCGTAAATGGAGTGTTACAACAAACTTACAATCAATCAACAATGAACTAACAACGGAATAATTTATATACAACGTTCTTATGGCGTCCTTTGCTTCACCGGTTAATATTGACCGGCATTCCTTAATTTATTGATTTATGGAAGCAGAAGTAAAACAAGTTATTAAAGAAAAGGAGTATGTCCACAACGACGAAAAGAGGGAATATGCTTCAAAAGGTCTGGCTGGAACCGCCCTCGGTTTTGGTATTGGTGGAGCTGTATTAGGTGCTGCTGCTCTTTGGGGACATCGTGGCGGTATTGGTGGTGGAATGCCTGAAAACGTAAACATCAACACAGTAAGCGATACCATTGCAGGACGTACCGGTGCAGCTCCCACAGCTTTTCAGGCATGGGAAAAAGGTTGTGAGGCTGAAATAGCCTTGACCAATACCATTTGGGGACTGAAGGTGAATACGCAAAACCAGATGTACGCCCACCGCGATACGGATGTGGCCGAAAAATTCGCCCTCTATAAATCCCAAGTGGAAGGCGATTTCGGAAACTACAAGGTTTCCCGTGACCTTTACGACAACATGAACGATAAGCTGAATACAGCTGCATTCGGATTGTATAAAGGTCAGAGAGATTTGTACGACACGTTAAATGAACGTTATGCACAGAAATTCTGTGACCTTGACAAGAAGGTATACGGAATGGAAATTGCGAACCTCTATCAGAACAAGATTATCCAAATGGGTCTTGAAGGCGTTCTGAAGGAATCCATGTGTTATACAGACCGTAAGACTTGCCGTGCAATTTACGGCGTTGTAGGATTGCCTTCCACTCCGACAACAAATGTGTTAGAGGGTGCGAACCCTTTCGGATGCAACTGCCAAAGAGCAGCGGCGGCAACTCCGACAGCGTAAAAAGCGTAAAGAGGCGCAAAAGAAAACGTTAGTGGTAAAGCCCCTTCGGGGGCGATACCGCTTTCATTATTAACCACTAACTAAAGAATATGGCAATGTTTGAGAATGATCCGTTATTAGGAAGTCGTCCCAGTATAGAGCAACTGGCCCATGAGAACGAAATGATACAGCAGAAGCTACAGACGCTTCAACAGATGCCCACTACACCGACCGCCCAACGGTCTAACACTCCGATATGGGACGAAATAGACCGTATAACCTCATCCCTTAGTGACCAAGAGCATAACTTCCTGCAATCATCACAGGAATTCCAGGAAAACTCTATGGCTATACAGGAGATGGTAAATGTAGAATTGGTTCGGCTGGTCCGTGACCGTATAGAAAAATCTCCGGAAGGAAGTGAGATACTTAACCGTCAGTTGTCCTTTGTGAAGCGTGCGGTAAAAACGGCTAAAGAAGAAACGGCCCGTAGAGATGCCTTGTTAAATGAATACATGACACAATACAGCGATATGACTTTCAAGGAGTTTATGGAAATGAAATCCGGTAAGCAATCCACGCAGAAACCGATTAAAAAATAAAGGAT